GCATGGGTTTTGAGATGGAGAAAATCCCGCAGGGACCGTTCACCTGGTCGCAGCCGATGAAGGAAATGGGAGCCGCGTTCGAAGAACACAGGGTGGTCTATCAGAACAACCCGATGCTCAAGTGGTGCCTGTGCAATACAGCTGTGAAATCCCTGAACAAGGATGGAATCGAGACAATACAGCCGGTAAAGATACAGAGTCAGAGAAGAATAGACGGAACGGTAAGCCTACTCAATGCATGGGTGGGGTATGTGAGGCATTTTGATGAATATATGCCGTATTTGAGGTAGAAAGAATGAGTTTTTTGGACCTGTTCAGGCCGCTTAGAAAATTAACAGTAAAGAGATGGAAGGAGCTGGGAGCCTATAACAGCGTCTTTTCTGTATTCGGTGAGGATGCATACCGGTCAGCAACCGTGCGGGCGTGTATCCGGCCGCTTGCGGACTTCTCCGCAAAAGCGATGGTGAAGTGTGACGATCCAAGACTGGAGAGAATGCTGAATTACAGGCCGAACATGTACATGAACGGGCATGACTTCCTGTACAAGATCAGAACGAGGCTGGAGCTGCTCAACACAGCATTCATCTATCTGGAGAGAAATGACAGAGGGCAGGTAGTAGGGGCATACCCGGTGCCGTACTCGTATTTTGAAGCATTGGAGTACATGAACGGACTGTTTATCAAATTCTATTTCACGGGGACAGCGGCAGAGTCGCTGACGCTTCCGTGGGAAGATCTGGCAGTTCTCCGGAAGGATTACAACAGATCGGATATCTCAGGAGATGACAACGGGGCCATCATTCAGACACTGCAGATGATGCAGACAACGAATGAAGGTCTGGCCAACAGCATACGAGCAACGGCAAACCTGCGTGGAATTCTGAAGAATGTAAGAAACATGCTTTCTCCGGAGGACGTAAAGAGGCAGCGTGATACGTTCGTAAAGGATTACCTGAATCTGGAAAACCAGGGCGGAATTGCAGCACTGGATTCCTCACAGGAGTTCACACCGATCACGATGAAGCCGGAAACCGCGACATATGAGCAGATGAAGGAGATCCGGGAGAACATCTATCGGTATTTCGGCGTGAATGATGACATCATCATGGGGAACATCAAAACCGAGATGCTGGAGAACTTTTATAAGATTCGGATCCAGCCGTTTCTTGGGGCACTCTCACTGGAATTGACATCGAAGATCTATACCGGGAAGGCTGCAGCCTTTGAGAAAAACCGAATCACATACATGGCCGAAAGCGGTCAGTTTATGACGATCTCACAGAAAATCGACATGTTCAACAAGGTAGTCCTCTACGGCGGAATGCTGATCGATGAGTGGAGAGCACTGATCGGTCTGGGACACATCGAAGGAGGAGACAAGCCGTTGATCCGACTGGACGCAGCTCACACGAATAAGCACGGAAGGCAGATGGCAAGAGAAGAGGGCACGGAAGATCCAAATGGCCAGGAAGAGGAAGAAGATGAATCAGAAGAATGAAAAAATAGAAAAACGAGAATTTGCGTTTGATGTCACAGCAACCGAAGAAGGGAATCATATTACCGGAAGGCCGATCGTATACAATGCACCGACGATTGTAGGCGGCATTTTCCGGGAGGTGTTTGAGCCGGGAGCGCTGAATAAAACAGATCTGAAGGATGTTCCTCTTTTGGTGGGACACGACAGAAGCGCAATCCCGGTAGCGCGGTCCAGAAGAAACAACGGGAACAGCACGATGCAGTTGACGCCGGGACCGGAAGGATTGGATATAGATGCCAGCCTTGACGTTGCCAACAACGATCAGGCCAAGGCTCTGTATAGCGCTGTGAAGCGGCAGGATATCAGCGGAATGTCTGCGGCCTTCACAGTAGAGGAAGAGGAATGGACAGAACTGGATACCGATATGCCAACGAGGCACATCCGCAGTGTATCGAAGGTGTATGAAGTATCCGCAGTCACATTCCCGGCATATGAACAGACGTCTCTTGTCGCCAGGTCTGCAGGAGAAGCGCTGGAGAGCGCAAAGGCTGCTCTGGAGAGAGCAAGAGCCGAGGAGAGAGACAGCATTGTTCGCGATGAAATCAGAAAAATGATAAAAGGAGAATGAAATGAAGAAGAAAATTGCTGAAATGAATTTACAGGAGATCGAGGAAAGACTTGCTGAGATCAAAAAGGAGATCGAGACCAGATCCGGAGACGAGCTCACCGCGCTGCAGAAGGAAGTAAAAGAGCTTCAGGAAAGAAAGGCTGAGCTCATTGCGATGGAGGAGAGGGCAAGAGTGGCAGCAGACCTGAACGGCGGAAGAATTCTTCCGGATCGGGTAAGAGAGAACTCCAGAAGAGAGCCGGAGAAGAAGGTCAGCTATCGCGCAGCATTCTGGAAGGTGATGACCGGACAGGAGCTTTCTGCCGAGGAGAGAGCTGCATACTCCACGCTGAGCAATGCGAATGCAGTAGTACCGGAGGAGCTGCAGGCGGACATCATCACCAAGGCAAAGGAGTACGCGCCGATTCTGAACGAGGTAACGCTCCTGAACGTTCCCGGAGGCGTACGTTTTGCAGTGGAAGGCGATACGGATGAGGCGCAGACGCACACGGAGCTTGCTGCGATTACAGCAGCCAAGGACAGCATGATTGAGGTAACGCTGTCTGCGTATGAGATCACCAAGCTGATCCAGGTATCCGCAACGGTCAAGAACATGGCTATGCCGCAGTTCGAGTCCTGGCTGACTTCTCAGCTGGCAGAGAGAATCGCCATGAAGCTCGAGAACCTGGTCTTCAATGGTTCAGGAACCTCCGAAGCGCAGGGGATTCTCACCGCAAAGACCAAAGCAGACAGCAAGACGATTACCGCAGAGAACATCTTTGCGCTGATCGGTGCGCTGAAGTCCGGTTATGCAAGAAATGCCAAGTTCGTCATGAACAGAAAGACTTTCTTCACCAAGGTACTCCCGCTGCAGGACAAGGCGAAGAATGATCTGGTTGTGTGGGACAACGGCGTGTACAGAATCCTTGGATTTGAGGTCATGTGGACCGATTCCCTCAAGGATGATGTAGTACTTCTCGGAGACTTCCGGAAGTATGTCGCAAACCTGTCGGCTCCGCAGAGTGTCATCTCTCAGTTCGATATCAACACCAACTCCTACAAGTATCTTGGAGTTGCGCAGTTCGACGGAAAGGTAGCGCTTGCAGAGGCGTTTGTTCTGATCAAGCCGGATGCAGTATAAGCATAAGGAGGGTAGCAGATGACGGATCTCGAACGGGCGGTGGCGGACAGCCTGAGAATTACGGAAGAGGCCGCCAATGCAATGCTGCCAACCATTCAGAGGAATATCGGAGCAGCCAAAGCGGAGCTTGTTCGCGCCGGCTGCTCTGATGAACAGGTGGAGGAAAGCGGTCTTCTGGTGGAGGATGCAATCATAACCTTCTGCATGATCCGTATGGGAGATGAAAACATGCGGGACAAGTATCAGGAGGCGTTTGAGTATCAGCAGGACAACCTGCGAAAGTCAAAATCATGAAGAACGACATTATCTATCTGATTTCAGTAACAGGAACACAGGACGGAGACGGATTCACAAGTGAGGAAAAGACAGAATTCCGATGCTTTGCAGAGGTGCGCGATGTGAAGTATACGGAGTACTACCAGGCATCGCTGGCGGGATATTCCGCCAGCGTGGTGGTATCGGTCAATGAGGCCGATTTCGAAATCCCGAAGCCTCGTCCGTCGAAGGTCCGGATTGGTGACACAGAATACCGGATTGTGCGCAGATACAGAAAGAAAACGCAGAATTCGGTAGAACTGACCTTGGAGGAAATTGAAGATGTCGATGGAAGTTAATTTTCCGGAAGATCTTATGAGTGAGCTGTTCGACACATCTTTTGACGAGATCGCGAAGGAAGCCCTGGAAGCGGCATCTCCGGTGCTGGTCAGATCGTCACAGAACGCACTTCAGAGGTCCGTATCCAGCAGAGGAACCTATTCGAAGGGCGTCATGGTGCCGGCAACAAAGGCAACCAAAGCGAAGAGGACCAAAACGGATGCATGGATTGTAACCGTGCGTCCTGTCGGGAAGGATGCGAAGGGCGTCCGCAATTCGCTGAAGGCGGGTGTCCTGGAATATGGATCCGCGCACGAAGCTGCACGGCCATGGCTCACGACTGCGTCGAAAAACGCAGAATCAGAAGCAACGGAGAAAATGCAGGAAGTATACAGCAGAAAGGTTGGAGCGAAATGAATGTAAATCCGATCCTGATGGGGCTGAAGGAAGCAACAGGCTTTCCGGTTGTCCCGGATCTCTATGAAGGGGCGGAAGATAAGTACATCACATTCACATACGAGGATGAAAGAGGTGCTTTGTACGGAGACGGTGAGGAGCTGGCTACGGAAGTGACAGTGCAGATCAGCCTCTTTACACCGCATCGGTTTAATTATTTCATCGCGAAGGACCAGATCCGGGATTATCTGAAAGAGCATGGGTTCCAGATTGAAAGCATTCAGTCATGGATAGCCGCGGAGAAAAAAGGAACAAGCCGGTACAGACAAACTGTATTTTCGGCAAACTATACACAGTAGATTCAAGGAGGATAGAAATGGCAAATTTTGGGTTATCAAAGCCGTGGATTGCAAAGTATTCGGCGGGTGCGTATACAGATGCATTCCAGTGCGGGAAGGCAATCAATACAACCGTGACACCGAATACGGTTTCCGCAGCTCTTTTTGCGGACAATCAGCAGGTGGAAGATGTCAATGAGTTTTCAAACGCGACCGTAGTGCTCGGAGTCAATACGATGCCGGCGAAGGCTCCGGAGGTTCTGTTTGGCCACAAGGCAGGAACAACCGAAGGAGAAGAGGTATCGAACACTGGAGATTCCGGATCCTATGTTGGCTATGGCTTTGTCGTAGCGAGCATGGACGCAGGCGTGAAGAAGTATCAGGCATGCTTCCTGCACAAGGTGAAGTTTGCAGAAGGAGAGGAGTCTTACCAGACCAAGGGCGACCAGATCACATTTGTGACGCCTTCGCTTTCCGGAACGGCATATGGAGACGAAAACGGCGACTGGAGAACCAAATCTCCGCTGTTCGCGACCGAAGCAGAAGCGGACAAGTGGGTGCAGAAGAAGCTCGGTGTGGCAGAAGTATAGTATGACAGCAGGGGACCCGGAAGGGTCCCTTGTTTCAACCTATAGGGGGACGCATGTATAAGCTTAGCTATATGGAATTCAGCGGGGAAAGATATCCCTACATCATTGATCTGAACGTACTGGAAGCAATCCAGGACAAATTCGGATCCATCAGTGAATTTGAACGGAAAGTTGTTGGCGTGGAGAAGGTGCTGGACAAGAACGGCCAGGAACTGCTCGAAGCCAACGGGTCTCCGAAGATGAGAATTGTGGAGCCGAACATGGCAGCAATCAACTTCACTCTTCCGGAGATGATCAATGAGGGACTTGCGATCGAGGCGGAAAGAGAAGGGAAAGAGTATAAACCGGTGAATCCGCTTCTTATCATGGCGGACTGCGATCTTGAATATACAGAGCTGTCCAGGTTGATCCATGAGGAGTTCGTCCGCAGATTTGAATCAAAAAAATCAAAACATTCGGAGTCCAGTCCGAAGAGGAGAAAGCCCTCGACTTCGAATGGATCTACTACATCGGACTAAGGATCGGCCTGCGGTTCAACGAGATCGGCAGACTTCCGGTCGGACTTTGGATGGATTTGTTTGAATCCTTCAAGTCGCAATATAACTTTGAAACAAAACGCGGTCTGTATGAACTGTCACAACAAGAAGGGATTGCATCGCTGGATGCGATATAAGAGGAGCACATGGCAAAGGGAACGATCGGCGCAAAGCTTGTCCTGGAAGGCGAGTCAAAATATAAAAGTGCATTAAGGGAAATCAAAACGGCGCAGGGAGAGCTGCGCTCGGAAATGAAGCTGTGCGCATCAGAGTTCAAGGGCTCCCAGAATTCTCTTGCGGCGCTCCAGAGCAAATATTCCGTCCTTGGCAAGCAGGTAGAGCAGGCACAGAGAAAGTACGACACCTATAACAGCGCACTGGAGGAAGCAAGGAAGGTACAGGAAGAGCTTCACACATCGCTGTCCAAGGCACAGGAAGACTATGGCAATGCTGCAAAGAAGATGGACGAGCTGAAGACATCGGCAAGCGCATCAAGCGAAGAAATGGATGCGCAGCAGAAGATTCTGGATCAGCTTGGACAGGAAGTAGCAGATGCGAAGAATAAGTATGATCAGTGCTCGAAAAAGGTGACGGATTACCAGACTGCGCTGAATTATGCAGGGGCTGAGCTGAACGAATTCAAATCCGAACAGCAGAAGACCGGGGAATATGTAGAAGAAGCAGAAAAGAATATCAAAAAGTGCGCCATTTCCATAGATGAGTACGGGAACGAGACAGAGAAGGCGTCGGGTCAGACAGAGTATTTCGGAACTACGATCAAGGCAAATCTGGCATCAGAGGCAATCATAAGCGGGACGAAGAGGCTGGTAGAAGCGGTTAAGGCCATTGCTTCTTCGTGCATCGAAACAGGTGCCGCTTTCGAAAAATCAATGTCAAAGGTGGAAGCGCTCTCCGGAGCAAGCGGAGAGGATCTGCAGCAGCTTGCAGACAAAGCGCGTGAAATGGGAGCGAATACGATGTATTCGGCATCTCAGGCAGCGGATGCACTTGGCTACATGGCTCTTGCGGGGTGGGATACTACGCAGATGCTGGCAGGTATTGAGCCGGTGCTGAATCTGGCGGCGGCTTCCGACATGGAGCTTGCAGAGGCGTCCGATATCGTTACGGATTACATCACGGCATTCGGCTTGTCCGCGCAGGACGCATCGAAGTTTGCGGATCAGATGGCATTCGCCATGTCGAAATCCAATACAAGCACGGAACAGCTGGGAGAAGCCTATAAAAATTGCGCAGCAACGGCAGGATCACTCGGGTATACCGTAGAAGATACAACTGCGGCACTCATGACGATGGCGAACGCCGGAGTAAAGGGAGGCGAAGCAGGAACAGGTCTGTCTACGATCATGACAAGACTTGCAACCAACACAAAAGGGTGCGCGAAAGAGCTGGCAGAATACGGTGTGAACGTCTATGACGAGACGGGGAAAATGAATACCCTGTCCTCCATCCTGACAGGGACCGCCGGTGTGTGGGAGACGCTGACAGACAAGCAGCAGGCAAATCTGGCGAAAATCATCGCAGGAACAAGCCAGTATTCGAAGTTCCAGACCATCATGTCGGGCCTGAATGATAAGGCAAAAGAATCCGGAATGTCCTTCCAGGACTATACGGAGGCACTGGAAAGCTGCGACGGAGCGGCGGCCCAGATGGCAGCAACAATGCAGGACAACCTGAAGGGAAAGCTGACCATCATGCAGTCTGCTCTTGAAGCGTGCGAAGAGTCGGCATACTCGCTGTTTGATGATGCGCTGAAGGATGGGGTGGACTCGGCAACGGAAAGCCTTACGATGCTGAACAGGTCCATTACGGACGGAGATATGAACGTAGCTCTGTCAAACATGGGCGATGCTCTGGATGATTTCGTGAAGGGAGCGGCAGATGCAGGAGAAGATGTTCTGCCGAAGCTGGTAGAAGGTCTTACATGGATTCTTGAAAATGCAGACGTTGCAGCAAGTGGGATAACCGGTGTGGCAAGTGCGGTATTAGCGTATAAGGGCGCCGCCCAGGTGGCGACCATCGCATCAAAGCTGCTCAACACCACGATTGCAGCAGGGCCGTGGGGACTTGCTCTTGCAGGGATTATGGGCGTAGCTTCGGCGCTGGCAGTGCTGGAGCTTACCAAAACAGATTCTGAAATGAAGCAGCTGGCAAGCTCTGCGTCAGATCTGAATACAGCAATTGGAAACACGGCAGAAACAAGAGAAGAAAACCGCGTGTCCATGCAGAATGACGCGGAAACCGTTAAGAAGCTCGTTAAGGAACTGGAAAACGAGAACACAACGACAAAGCGCAAGACGCAGATCGTCCAGGAACTCAACAGCATTATGCCGGAGCTGAATCTGGCATATAACGAGCAGAAGGATACGCTGTCGCTGACCACGGAAGAGCTGGAGAAGAACACGGATCAGCTCATGAAGAACATGCAGGTAGCAGCTGCGCAGGAGGATCTGACCTCGATAGCATCCGACCGTTATGAAGCGGAGAAGAAGCTGAACGAGATCATGGGCGAAGCCACTGACAAGTATGGGATGGAAGCGGACAATGCGGAAGATCTCGCTCAGAAATTACGGGATTCCGCAGACGCGCAGGAGGAATTCAACGCACAGTCAACGCTGTATACCGGAATGGATGCAGGGTATGCAGATCACGCGGACGACATGCGCGCGCTGGCAGATGCGATTGATGAAACGACAGGAAGCATGTCTGCTCTGGATGATGAGTACGCTCAGGTTGCCGGATACATCGACGAGCATACATCAGCGCTGCAGGAGAACACCGGGGCGATCGGCGAGAATACCGATGCGATCGGGGAAAATCAGTCGGCAACAACGCAATGGTCAGAAGAAGTGCTGGATGCCTATGACAAGGCATACAAATCCGTACAGAGCTCTCTGGGCGGAGCATCGGAGGAGTTCGAGAAGCTTGGCCAGCAGATACAGGGAACAGCGGAGAAATCAACGACGAGCCTGTCAGACCTGCAGACGCAGATGACAGACTGGGCGACAGGAATCAACTCGTATGCGCAGTCTGTAGCTACGGCGGAGCAGATCATGTCATCAGACAGTAATTCGGCGGCATATCTGCAGTCAATCATCGACAAGGGACCGTCTGCGGCGTCTGAACTGGACGCTGTGACAGATGCTTACTACAACAACCAGGGAGCGTTTCAATCTCTGGTTGACACCTACAATCAGGCATCGAGCATGCTGAACAGCATGGCAGAGCTTGAAGCCGGATTTTCGTCCGGATACACAGATGCATATACGGCAGGTCTTGAAGCAATCAAAGAGAATGCACCGCTCTTGGATGCAGAAATAACAGCGGGGTTTGACACCGAGAAGCAGCTGATCGATGAAAAGACGTCTGAGCTTGGCAGCACGATGGGCGAAGGCATTTCAACAGGGATTTCGGATCAGGCAGAGGAAGTGAAGGAGGCTGCGCAGAATCTGGTAGACCAGAACATTGTTCAGACATTGCAGGAAAGCGCGGGCGTGGATGGATCCGCTTCCACAAAGACCATAGAGATAGGTCAGTACATAGCCGATGGTCTTGTGACCGGAATGCAGAACAATCAGGCGAATGTGATAGCTACGGCGCAGAACCTTGCGTCCGAAACCTATAATCAGTTTCAGCTTGGATTATCTTCCGACAAGTTCGCAGAGATCGGAAGGCAGATCTGCAACGGACTGGTATCCGGAATCAATTCCGGAAGGTCGGGAGTCATCAATGCGGCAACCAAGGTCGCTGCAGATGCATACGAAGCAGCCAAGAAGGAACTGGACATCAATTCGCCATCGAAGAAGTTCGCATGGCTTGGAAAGATGTCCGGCGAAGGCTATGTGGAGGGCCTGAAAAAGAAGATGCAGTCTGTGAAGGACGTTATGGCGGCAGCAGTACCGGAGGCATCCATCGGAGCGGCAGCAGGCATGAAACGAGGGAAAGCATCTTCGGGTGGCCAGGTCATCAACCAGACGGTCAACGTATACAGTAAGACAGACAATTTGATTGATACAGCAAGAGCATTCAAACAGTCACAGAAAGAGGCGGCACGGGCATGGTAAAGACAGACCGCAGAATTATTGCTTCGAATGGGCGGACATCGTTAGAAATAACGAATCCGCCTTTTTACGTGAAGGAAACAGAGGGATTTGATGAACTGAGTGTCACAACGGTCACATCACAGGGGTTTGACCAGGACGGTGCGACGATCATCAACACCTATGTAGAAAGCAGGGAAATGAGCATTACCGGGCAGGTCAAGGCCGATACGACGCAGCAGATGGAAATGCTCATGAACAAGCTGGAGAATCTGTTCCTGCCAAAGACAGACATCACGCTGAATCATTACTACGGCGGAGTAAACAGAACCATTACGGCAAGAGTGACCAAGACCCCGACATTCAAGCTTTCGGAGGTTTCTTCCGTGCGGGAGTATGAAGTGGAGCTGATATCCGCGTCGGATGTGTGGTGGTCGGACGCTTCCGAAAAGCTGGTGCAGATTGCAAACATTATCGGCCAGTTTCATTTTCCGCTCATCATTCCGAAGAGCGAAGGCGTGGTGTTCGGCCTGAAATCCTCTGCCCTGATTGCGGACGTATTTAACGCATCGGCAATCATGATCGGGATGCGAATTGTTTTTATTGCGAACGGAGAGCTGAAGAATCCGATGCTCTTCAATGTGAATACAAGAGAGTTCATCCGGATCAACTGCACGATGCACGCGGGGGAAAGCATAACCGTCCTTACCGGAACCAACAAGAAGGTTACAAAGACGGTAAACGGAGTGGAAGAGAACTATATCAACCGGATTGATATTGCGGGAGGCGGCTCGACATTTCTCACGCTGGAGCCAGGGGATAACCTGTTCCGGTATGGAGCGGACGATGGAGAATCCTTCCTGGAATGCCGCATATTTTACCGGAACAAATATGTGGGGGTATAGATGGCAGAGATATATGTACTGGATAAAAACATCAATATCCTTGGAATCTTCAACGTATACGAGGCGATTGTCTGGGATCAGAAATGGAATTGTCCGGGATCGTTCCAGGCTCAGTTTCTCTTCACCAGAGAAAACAACGAGCTGCTGCAGATCGAGAACATCCTCTACAAGACGGATGCCTCAGAAGCAGGAATCATTACAAGAAAATACCTGGACATAAAGGAAGACGGACATGAGTACATCAAAATCGAAGGCTTCATGGCTTCCAGGTACCTGAACCGGCGGATCATCTGGAGCAAGATGACCATGACAGGAACGGCCGAAGCACTCATGCGAAAGATGGTATATGAGCAGGTAGTGAGTCCGACAGATCCGGATCGAAGAATTCCGCACATTCTGCTCGGAGAAGAGCATGGATATACGGGGAACACCATAGAAAAGCAGATCACCTATGACAATCTGACCGATGCGCTGACAGATCTGTCACAGCAGTCAGAGCTGGGGTATCGGCTCACGCTGGATCTGCAGGACAAGGTGTTTTATTTTGACGTCCTGCAAGGGACGAACAGGACGCTCGGAACGGAAGATCCTTGTATTTTCTCAAGGGACTTTCAGAACATCTATAAGCAGAACTATGAAGACAACAGCAACAATGTAAGAACGGTATGTCTGACCGGAGGAAAGGGAGAAGACGAAGCCCGCGTACTGGAAACCGTCGGAGAAGGGACAGGCTTGTCCAGATATGAAATGTTCTATAACGCAGCAGGGTTATCGGACAAGGATCTTTCGGAAAGCCAGTACAGACAGCAGCTTGCCCAGAAGGGAGCGGAGGAGCTGGCGAAGTATTACCGTGTGAAGTCCTTCGAATCTTCCATAAATGCTTCAAAGGCAATGAAGTATGACATAGGTGACTACGTAACCTGCTATGACACATCATGGGGGATTACGCTGAACGCGCAGATCACGGAAGTGGAGAACGATCTGTCGAAGGACGAGAATTCGGTAGTACTGACATTCGGGAATTCCGCGCCGACAATGACGCAGATGATCAAGAATGCCATGGCATAAGGAGGAGAGATGGCACAGAGCAACGAATATTCATTTCCGTTTGACGCGGAGCAGGTCGATGGGACTTATGACCGGACATATGTTGCGGATGATTTTGCACAGTATTTTCGGGCATTTATCTCATCTGGCATTTTTCTGGCAGACAAGTCAGAGCTGAAGGTGGTCGCGAACGGGGACATGACGGTGAGTGTGGAGCCGGGAAAGGCAATCATAGACGGATATCGGTATGAACTGGAGTCAAGGATTCAGTTCACGATTGATCCGGCAGATGGAACGCTGAACCGGATCGACAGGCTGATATGCGTGTGGGACAAGGAACAGAGGGACATCCACATTGAAGTGCGAAAGGGAACAGCGTCCTACAATCCGGCAGCCGCAGAAAAGCGATGGTCTGCAGAGTACAAGGATCTGGTGCTGGCAGATATCTATGTGGCAGCAGGCGTGATTTCGATTCAGCAGGCCAACATTACAGACCAGAGAACAAAGAACGATCTGTGCGGACTTGCCACACCGTTCGAAGAGATCGATTTTGATGCAATCCGGGAAGAGTTCGATGCGTGGTTTGACAATCTGAGAAATGTAGTTGATGAAAACGCAGCGGTTCATCTGCAGAACGAGATTGATGCCCTGGACAAGAAGACCACGGCCGGCATCAAGGAAGTCGATGCGAAGACCTCTGTCCGTCTGGCCACGAAGTCACTGACGGCAGCAGGCGGAACGGTGTCCTGGACGGATGCGTCCATCACGGATACGTCACTGATTGAGGTCTACGCGACAATTCCAAACATATCTCCGTCGAACTACTCCGTAAGCGGGACAACGCTGTCGGTAACCTTTGACGAGCAGGAGAAAGCGTTCGATGTGTGCGCAACAGTGAGGAAGTAACATGGCGGTCAATAAAGTAAATTACGGCGGGAAGGCTCTGATCGATCTGACAAAGGATACGGTTTCAGAGTCTTCTTTGCTATCTGGCCACACGGCGCATAAGAAGGATGGAACCGTAATCACCGGGAGCTTTCTGGAAGATCTGCCGACGGAATTTGATATTCCGGATCCGGTGACAGACTCCAGCGGGAACGCGGTGACAGACAGCGCCGGAAACAGTGTGCAGGGAGCTGCCGTTTATCGGAAAGCATAAGAGGCGATCATGAACAAAACAGATGGAACAAAAATATATCTGACACGGGGCGACACACTCCGCAGGCAGGTAGTGATCCAGAACGAGGATGGGAGCGACTATCAGCCTGCGGAAGGCGACCGCGTGCGTTTTGCTTTGAAAAAGGACTATGAAGATCCGGAGCCGCTGATTCTTAAGGAAATTCCGACGGATACGATGATTCTGGAGCTGAAGCCGGAGGACACCAAGCCGCTCGCATTCGGGGACTATGTGTACGACATCGAGCTGACAAAGGCCAACGGAGATGTGGATACGTTCATCGCATGCGCATGTATGAAGATCATGAGAGAGGTCTACTGATGCAGGGAACGATACTGAGAGGAAGGCTGCCGACCGAAGGAAGTCTGCAGGGAAGGCTGAGCGGAGAAAACAACTTGTCCGGGGCCTTATCCGGAGAGATGAGGAAGAACGAGTACAAAGGGCCGTATGAGGTGGAAGCAGACCTGTACGAGGACCAGACACTCCAGACGAAGGATAAGACATGTACAGAGGATATCACGGTAAAAAAGGTGGAGTACGCCGAAACGAGTAATCCGGCCGGCGGGCTTACAGTTTATATCGGAAAGTAATACAGAAAGGAAACAAAAGTGGCTAATCTGAATAAGAACAAGATAATTTATGGCGAAGATGTGCTGATTGACCTGACCGGAGATAGCGTCACTCCAGCGGATCTGACCAAGGGCGTGACGGCACATGATAAATCAGGTGCACTGATCACCGGTACATCCACCAAGGATGCGGACACCTCGGATGCTACTGGAACAGCTGCCGAAATGCTGGAAGGAAAAACAGCATATGTCGGCGGAAAGAAAGTAACCGGCACGATGCCGAATAAAGGAGCAGTAACCCTCAAGATTGCGAGAGCAGATACTCCGGTCGCTATCCCGAGAGGCTATCACGACGGGAGCGGCAAGGCGACACTTGACGAGACGGAGAAGGCGAAGCTGGTAGCCAAGAACATCCGCCAAGGAATCTCGCTCTTCGGCGTGGAAGGCTCGATGTCATCGACAGAGGGTATGAAAGCACAGGCCAAAAAAGTCACTCCGAAGACGACAAAGCAGACAGTTTTGCCGGATGCGTCCTATAACGCTCTGTCGCAGGTGGAAGTAGCAGCCATCCCTTACAGCGAAGCAGAGAATCCGGCCGGTGGAGTTACGGTCACAATCGGCGCATAAGTCGGAGGTGACTCATGAGCAGAATAAAAGACTATACGGCAGCATCTACAATCGGTGTTTCCGAAAAGATGCTGCTGGACGGTTCAAACGGAACGAAGAGCATCACGGCGGAGAATCTTGCGAAGGCGCTTCTGGGGTACTCTCTGAAACGCCTTCCTGCGCAGTCGCTCACAGCGGCCGGAGGGGCGCTTACTTTCAGTGATTCCAGTATCACGACAACCTCGCTGATAGATGTGTACGCTACGATACCGAATATCGCACCGTCCAACATTACTGCATCCGCAGGAAAATGCATAGTAACTTTTGATGCACAGGATTCGGCTTTCGATGTGTGCATCACTATAAGAAATTAAAGGAGAAAAGACATGAAGACATTAACGTTCAAGAATGGAAAAGCTTTCGACTTTCGCGACACCAGCACCATCAATACTCTGGTGTATGACTGCACAACCTTCGCGGCTCTGGATGCTATCAAGACGCAGTTTGAG